TCAAATTTTCGCTAGCAATGGGCATGCCGTAATTCGCCGCTATGAAATTTGCTATTAATGCTTGGTCAATCTTGATAGTCATCTTTTTATCAACCTTGCGATGTTTTGTTCTACTCGAAAAATTTGGCTGTCTATGATCACATCTTTCTCATTCCATACTACGGCGTACGGTACGTTGTTCGTCATGTAGTCGATGCCATTTACCGTAACGTTGGCTTCAGCCTCTCGACTGGCTATTGATCCTGATTTATCCACCCTGCCAATTTGTGATTTGATTGGTTGACCCGTTTGAGTCTGCCAATTGCCGCGCATTCTACCTGTCTTTACTCGGGTTGCTAAAATTACACCCGAGAAAAGTTCAATCTTTATCGCAATAACCGTATCGGCCAAAGATGTCTTTGTTTTTTGCGCCCACTTGGCAATATCTAGAGCACTCATTATTTTCTAACTTGACAAAAATAGACTACTGCTGTCGCATCATCTGGTTTGACTGACACAACATCTACGATTGGCCAGTCTTGCGTTTCCGTTGTGATGGTGTCGGTTATCAATGGTTCGATAACGTTATTTAGAATTATTACTTTGTCCCCGGTTTGAATCTTGGTGCCGTCTATCTGCGAACTCTTGTACGATTTGATCAAACCTAGAGGATTAAAAACTTCATCAACTCCGGGCGTCACGACAAATGTTACGGGATCAACAACTTTGCCGACAGTTCGCTTGATCACCATCGTAGTGCCGAATTCGGCTAAAAGTTCGGTTACGACACCTGCCATTTCCGCATAAAATGCTGCAGCACTCATACTAGCCCCTAGTGATAGCGATTGTGAAGCCGCTATTTCTGAGAAGAGAATTTACCACCGCTCTCGTTTGAGTAACGCTACTCATTTTCATTCCATCACCGACTGCGTATTCTTTGGATACCGCACCTTCAACCCTGACTTTCTTTACAGCAGTTGAGGCCGATTGAGGCCGATTATAAATGTCAATGCCCGCGTTTAAATCCATGGCCAACAATTCCTGAGCTAAAATGACTTGGCGCGGAATCTCTGTGCTCAACCATTCGTAATCTTCAATGTATAAGTCATCACGTGGATATGCACTGGTCTGCGATTTCAACGTTCTCATGCCTTTAAGCCCTACTTCTAGACTGTTAAGGTATTGAAATCCTTTGACTAAAAGTGTGTCGGCTGTGGTATCATCAACGATAGTGATACCTAAAGAGGCAGCAAAGGCTATGAAATCCGAACGTGTAATGTACGAATTAGCATTTGTGACAATGCTGCCATCTTCGATTATCAAAGCCATCTTACTTGACCTCTGCCTTCAGCTGCTTATCGGTAGGGATCAACCACTCGCCTTTCAGGACCAAATTTTTTACTTGATCCGCAGGGAATGATTTTACACCTTGATCAGCTCTGAACAACTTGGTCTTTTCGCTTGTCTTAGTTGTATTTGCCACGTTATAAAACTCCGAAACCCGTGCGGGCGATTAATGTTAGTCTTTCAGATCATCATCTTCAGACGCGTTAGACGGGTCCGATGCTCTAATTAAATCCGCTAATTTTTTAGCACCTAATTGAGGATGATATTCGATATTGCGTTGATCTAAAAGACCGCGAAGCCTCGCAAGCTCCAACTCTTCTAGATTCTCGGATTTACCCTCTTCAGGAACAATGCCTTGTTCAGTCCAGCCTTGGCCTGTAGCCAACAGCTCGCGGGCATCGACCGGAAAGCATTTGTGCGGTTTCCCGTCTTTATCAAAAATTGTGATCATGTTTTTCTCCTTCCACCTAGGAAATGAATTAGTGAGTGACGCCACACGGACGCCACCCGGCTGTGCTTATCGCTTGGCCAAGAAAGCCGAAAAATTGATTCCAGTCGCAATCGTACCCGCCACTAGTGTGTAAAGACGAACATAGCGTTGTACTTCACCGCCATCTTCATTTCGGAATGGGATGACATATCGACCAAGTGCGGTCAAATTATCATCCATCGGTGCTACGGCTACGCCGAATTGCTTAGTGGCAAGCGCTACACTCTCGGAATCCATAGCGGCTACAGTGGAGCCCTCCATAGATACAGCATAAGTTTCGTCACCATTAGCGACTTCGACAGCTGTTAGATCAACGACTAAAAAGCCGTCAAACAGACCTTCACCTAAATCAAGAATGCTGCCTGCTTCAGAAGCAGCGATCAGGCCAGTTGCCTTAACAACTAGAGCCGTATCAAAGGTGAAATTTGCGTGTACGTTGTACATATTTTCCTCCTCAGGAAATTACGACTTTAGTTTATGTTACTAGCTAAAGTCGTTGGTTATCAGATTACGTAGCTTACGCTACGATGGCTAGATCACCGATTTGATGGAGGCGGGTTGCCGCTCTGCCGTGCATGATCGAAATGGCATTGTACCACTCCACCCTTGTGCGGAATAAAGGTGACGCTTCCAGCTCACCTAAATCGCGAACATCGATGCCGCCGTTTTGGATACCAGTCAACATACCTGAACCCATTGAAACGATGTAAATCGATGTGCTGGTCGCACCGCCTGATGCTGATGCCTCATTAAAACCGAGAATCTCTTCCTCAACGTTGTCGAGATCGATAATCAAGATTGGCAAGTCGTTATACTGTGTCACACGACGACCGAAAGCATCTTTCTCGTAGGTGATAAATCCACCTACATCAGTAGTACGGGCTGCAGTGGTCAAACGACGACGCATTGCCTTATTCATGATGATATGTGTAGCATTCATCGTTTGGTCAATGGCTTCGTCTAGCTTAGCCAATGATAGAGCCGCGCCGCCCGCAGTAGTGCCCGCAGAAATTAACTGATTGCCAGTAATTCGGACCTGCAAACCGTCAAATTCTTTCGGGTTATCCTGCGTGCTGCCCTTAATGAAACGATTAGTCCAAGCAAGTGACAGAGCACGTACTTTCATCGCTTCCTGTGTGGAGCGTTGTGCCTGACCCTGAGTGTCGACAATGAACTTGTCAACGTCTAGGTCACCACCGGCAATGACCAGTGCTTCAGTCATCGGGTTTAAAATGCCGGTTGAGGCTGTGTAGCCTTCATTCACACCACGAAAGCCGACACCGGGTAGTGAGCCTTCACGATTGTATTTCAGGGCGTTGCCATCGATGTTGTCGAATGGCAGATTTGCTAAAATATCTGAGGAACCGGCGTAAAGCTCAATAACTGCTTGCCTTACGACATCGCCTGTTTCTAATTTAGCGGCTTCGATTAAAGTTAAAGCCATGAGGGTTTATCTCCGTTTAAGTCTGTTTTGGATTCTCTCGGGCGTACTGCAATTTCGCCTGTGGTGAGAGGGTTGATAAATCTACTGAGCCGGGATTAACAGTGCCGGGCTTTACGATACCGCCGCCGCTACCCTTTGAGCCTCGAATCAACGGAGCAAATGCTGCGTTGCCTTTGAACTCCTCAGCTAACTCCGCGACTGTCATCGCAGAGGGCTTGCCGTCAGTCCCCAAGACTGTGACCTTTGGTTTGCCGTCAACCATTTCAGTTTTAAGTCGCCTCGTTAGATGCGGCATTAAAACTTCAGATGAACCATCAGTACCGATTTCACCGACCAAACGCGAAGCTTCCGCTCCACTGGTCAATTCCGTCACTGTACCATTCAAGCCGTCAATGCCTGTTTGCATTTCAACGACTTTGGCATCGTACTTTTGCTGCCAGCTTGCTTCCAATGCTGCAGTGTCGCCAGTTTCCTTGGCCGTCTTCAGTGCTGCCTCGACAGCGTTTTTTACTTCACCCGCCTGCTTGAGTTCCAAAGCCTTCTTTTCATCAAGAAGCGTTTGCATTTTGCTTTTTATGCCAGATACGTCTTCCGGTTCCGGCATGCCTTCCACACTCAGTAGATAATCATCGCCCTTTAACTTGTACAGTGCCTTTAGTTCATCACTTAACGCGTCATGTGTGGCTTTGTTTAACTTGTATTTCATTTTATTACCCCAAGTAATAAGTGAGCGACCCAATCGCTCTTAGATATTAGCCTTACCGAATGCTACCGGTTCTAGCTTACGCATTTCGTCTAGTGTAATAGGACGAAAATTCTTGTTCAACTGCAATTCTTGAAACCGTTGTGTTGAGAGACCGCCATTTCTTAACAGTAGTCCTCGTTGCTTGCCTATAACAGAATCCTGAAATGTTGCCGGTTGATTCTTTAGCCATCCATAATAATTTTGGTTGGCTGAAACTGTTTTAACTGTTCCGTCTGGATTCCTGCTTGACCGAATTCTGCTTGACCGAATTCTGCCTTCACTCAACGATGCGAACTTCTTATCCAGTACCGCGATTGTTGTGCTGCGGCAATTTGGATGGATCGGCGGTCTTGGCCCTCTGCCTTTATCAAACTTTCTTCCGTCCAATCCTTGGCATAGAGCCGATGTTTTGCTATCAAGAGTTGAAACCCACTGTATTTTTGATATAACTCGTTCATTCTCGTCCCAAACTTCAGACCGGGCTTGTGAACTAGCGTGCTGTAATGCTGTTCTAACGATTGTGTTTATGTCTCGACCGATATGGCCAATAACGCCGTCTTTAAAACCTCGGGCTCTAGTACCACGGACTCTTTGCAGAATGTCGTTGGTAGTTTCGCCTTGGTAGTAACCCGTCCTGATTGCATTTGTAATTCGATCCTGAGATCGTTTGTTAATGCCTTTTATGAACGGCTGCAGGAGACTATCGCCTGTCAGATTGGCTATTGATAGCGGATTTGAGTAAACCGCCGCGCGAAGTTGGGATGCTGAAGGTAATGTAAAATCTACATCAACCACCTGATTCAAAGATCGAATCTCAAACCCTGCTTCGTATTCGGATAATTGTACCACACCTGTATTGACCTTGTCAATAGCTTGTACTGCAGTCTTGGATATATCCTCCCGGACCCGCACCAATAGGGCCTCTAAGCGCTTCCGGCTATATCTGGTCAAGTCACGCCCGCCCAATTGGGCACGTACGTCCTTGTCCATCCTCTTGAGGAAGACGGACATCTCTTTGATCTCACCTGTCTTCAAGCCTTCTAAGTAGACCTGATGACGAGAGGCGATGTCAATTAACGCTGCTTGCGGCATTCGATCACTGCCATTTTAATGGCCACCGCTAAAGGTTTGCGAAGAAATCCTGTGACAGGGCATCGGTGACGAGATTCGTATGTATAATCCATTTTAATTCCTTATGTGGGCATCAGTTCAGCCGGGGCTTGGTATTCGTCATCATCTAAACCTAGATCGTCCTGAGGTTGACGCTCGGCCATCCATTCGTCAAGCGACTTGTCCGGGTCTGTCAGTCTATTCTTCTTCAGCCATTGGTGGAAATCAGCTGGTGATAGTGCCTCACCTAGGAAACCTGCAATCATCTCGCGGATTTCGTTGGCGTCGATATCGACATCAACAAAGTCTTTGTTCAACTCAAAAGCATATTTGGGGTTCGCGGTAGACATGAACTTTATCAACCAACCCAACGCGTCATAGTAGCCTTCACTAATGTTGCTCACGATCAACGATAAAACGGAATGTTGAGTCATCAATTCGCCAGATGACTGCGTTGCTGTTTTGTTTACTGTTCTAGGTTGAATGATCATTGCACCCAAACTGACAGCCATCACGACTTTATCGTCCATCGCTTCTTTGGCTAGTGTATTTGCCCCTGCTTGTTCGATGCCGAATGATTCGCCCGCAGGAACGCCAATCAATCTACGTGAGCCGATATACATGTTATTGGCAGAGTACAGATCAATGATTTCCTGTGTGATGCCCGACATCCATGGTTGCGGTTGACCTGATGTGAACACTGCGTCTTCGTACTCAGCACTATTGTTGAAATGGCCTGCATTCACGACTGCTATATCGTACATCGGAGCCTCATCAATAGCAGTCGTGTTGGATTCGCTGCCTAAGAAGACGAACGGGATGCGGGTTAAATGTTTGCCTGCAGCATCGGTAGGAAAAATCGGAGTCCCCTTATCCCACTTTTTAATGTCCTTCAGGTTGCGGGTCCATTCGGTCATTGAATAAACCCAAGAACTGCCGCTCTCACCCTCGACTGAGGCTAAATTCATGGCTAACACCATACGTACTTCGGCGGACGTGAATGAAAACCCATCGTCTCCGTCCACGTTTTTGGTGTAAGCTAACACGACTTGAGATGTTACGATCTGACTCCCGACTTGCATTACACGCCAATTGATTATTTGTTCCGCCTTGTATAGGCTGATAGTCGCAAAATTCGATTGCAGATCTTCTTTACTGAATTCACGCCCATCGGGTGACGCCGCCATATCAATTAGCAAGCCAGCGCGCCCCTTGCGTATAACCTCTTTCGCGGAATCCTGTGCTTGCTGTACCAAAGAGACACCCGCACCATCTATATTCGTGTCTACGTAGGAGATCACGTTTGGTATTTCGATTTTTGGTTCTTTCGAGAAAGCCTTGCCGATCAGACCGCGAGCGGTGTACCCGGCGATAGAATAGAAAATAGCCCGATCAAAGATGACCTCATTCAGCAGCTTATTCTCTTTTGACTTATCGCCCGGATTCAGTGGTATGTAGTGGTTTTCCAGATTTGTACTGTCGCACATATCATCGACCAAACACCACCGCTCTTGATGTGCGACATAGTCCGGATGACGAAAATTTACGGTTTTCTCAACGGAGGGCACAGCACAACTTTCCACCTGTACTGATGCTGCAGGTGTAGGTGAAACGTATCCTGAATCGGCCATGATTTATCTTCCCATTCTTATATCAGTGATAATGATTGGTTTAACGATCGGCATTTCATAAACGATCGGGTAGGTGCCAGCGTCATTGGCGTGATCCACACCGTTTGACTTGTCCGGGTCACCATTGTCTTTGTATGTTTGCTTCTCTAGACATGATGAAAAAACCGGGCATGCTTCTTCGTTGACGTACAATATTTTGTTCTGGAATGCTGCATTTGTACTCATGATTCGATTTTTAACACGCGGATTAGATGCGTGTGCTCTGATCGAAAATCCAGCCTCTCGTAAAAGCAAGATGTCGCTTAAAGATGCGTCCACTGTCTTTCGACTGTTGCCCGATGCATCAGGGTAAACGATTATGCTGTGACCGCCGTACTTGGCTTTGATCGCGTCAATAGTGGAGGGCGTGTCGTACATGTCGACAAATTCATCAACCGCCAGCCATTTTCCATTGCGGACCACATAAACGATGGCTACCTGCTTAGTGACGTTGAAATCCATGCCGATGCGTAGTTGTTCAAGAGGACGTACTTTGGCCGTGCATGTGTGCACCAGTCGGTTGTAAGAGTTGTAAATAGTGCCGTTGGCTAGATTAACGAAAATGCCTTCAATGTAAGCCTCGATCAGGTTTTCCGGGTAAATGTCTCTCAGGCTCTGTATGTAACCCTCTGGCAAATGCGGGTTGCTGTAGGTAGGTGCTTGTATTAAGCGGTAGCCCTTTCTATTGGCTTTGCCTTGGCCCCAATGCTTGTGGACGTGGCCAAAACCTTCAGGCGTTGTTGCTACACCAATTGTATTGACCGAACCATCAGGCTTCTTCTGCCGATTCCGGGATAAGACACGTCTCCACACCTCGGCAGCATCCTTCGGCTTGAGTGTGTCTAGCTCGTCTATATCGCTGTCCGCCACCTCATAACCGATAATGCGTTGTGGCGTGTCCATAGAACGAAAAATGATCTTGCCCGCACCTTCAATGTTAAGGATGTTGTGCGGAGAACGGAACAATTTAAATGGCATGTTGTTTGTTTCGAGTATCTCTTCGAATCGAGGCCATGCAATAACACGCATTAAATCATACGTTGGTTCATAGAATGCACGATTGGTGCAAGCGTTTATAATTTTGCCGATCAGTGCTCTGAGAATAAGTGCTTCAGTTTTGCCTGCACCAAACCCAGCAACAAAAGCAGGATAAGCTTCCTCGGCAAAAATAAAATCGTCTTGTGGAATGGTAGGTTCAATGACGTTGCTTAATTCATTGTTTGACTCACGGCGATATGCCGCTGCAGTCGACATTATTTAGCTGCCTTCAGCTTGCCAGATGGTTGATTACGATCGGGTCGAGTGATTGATAGTGTTGGAGGTGCGACTTTCGTATCGAGATCGCGACTGCCGCCTGCATTTTGATGTCCGACTGCAGAACCGATCGCTTTTTCTGCACTGGTGGCTGCTGCCCATGATCTATCGGCCATCGCTGCATCACGAATTTCCTGCAATTTCGACACGTGATCCGACAGTTCATACACAACCTCTTGCTGCACCTGATTCTGCAAGACCGCAATGTAATGATTAATTCTTTCGTCTTTGCCCAACTGAGTGACTGCTTTTTTACGAGTCATCAATTTACCCTTGGATAAAGGATATGCAACATTGTAAGCGGCCATTTTTATTTCGCCGTTGCGCACGTATTCTTCACAATAGGCACGCATATTGAGCGTCATTTCAACAGGGTGATCGGGGTGAATCCAAGGCTTATTATCTGTCATACTGCGTATTGTACCACAGAAACGAGTTGGCGCACAATTACCCTCTGTGTGCTCTTCTATAAGGGAGGCGAATCTGTCGGCAAAAGACAATATTAAAAAATTAATGCCAGTTTAGAAGTTATATCCCCTACACATATTCAAAGCCCCGTCATGTGCAGTCCTTCGTCCTTCGATACCGTCAACGTGTAGTACCTGTTTAACATCCCCTACACACTTCCTCGCCCCGTCCTTCACGGTCTTAAGTACTAGTGTGTTAACTGTGTTGTATATACCTCGATTATCTGTCAACGCCGACAACTTTAATCTCCTTATAGAAGAACACGGCACATGTAAGCAGTCGCTACGTCCACGGGCCGTGTCGTTCGGCAAATTAGGGTTCAAAACCCTTAAGCATCATCGGGTGTTCGTGTTCATGATGAGGAGCCAGACATACCATCGTTGATCCTTCATACCTTGCACCGAGTGCCGCTCGGAGTGATCGAACGAAAATTTCGTGCATATCACCTTCGTAGTTGAGCCAAGTCATGCTAATGGTTTCTTGCCATTTGCCACCCGGCTTGAATATGTCAACACGTACACTTCTTGGGTCCGTTGTAAAGTTCATTTCAACGTTACCTTATACCCGAGTTGATGTTCTATTTCTTCCATTGTCATAGGTACTGCGGTTTTCTCTCTCAAGTATTTCGCGGCCCATTGCTTCCTAGTTTGGAAGTTGTTGATCTTACCTTGATGAAAGCCCATTTGTTTTGAACAATCGTCAATTACCTTTTGCAGCTGCTGAGGGTTCTGATATTTAAGATCGCTCATTCTTCTTCACCATACGTCACTTCGGCCAACGCAACACGCAGTTCTACTTCTACAATGTCACCCGGCTTGTAGATGATAGTTGCTTTGGACACACCTTTAATCTCGTGTCCTTGCTCAGTATAAAATTTCGTGCCATCAGAACAAGCTATTTGGCCTGCTTTCTTTGGTTGATGTATTATAACCATTCTCTATCTCCTATTTAAAATAAAAAACCCCTGACATTTGGAACACCCGTAACCGCGTAAACTAAACCCAGATGGCAAATGATAAACGGGGATCAATTCTATGCCGGGTCGCAATCCTTCACCCGAAAAATTCGCACACGCCCGCCTAACACCGCTTTACATTCAAAACAATCAGCTTGCTTATAATGAATACGATGGCCCCGGATGTCAACTGGAACGTCATCATAAGTGCGTGTCTTCAATGTTCGCGCGATCAAATAGGTAGCGCTATAAACGTTATCATCATCATCGAAGTGTTCGATGCGTGCCACGTCTCCGGGGCGTAATCCGCGTTTAGCTATTTCGATCCTGCCTTCATACAATACACCCACCTTGCGTGTTTGATCGAAGCTGCCGATTAAAACAGTGCCTTGAGGCCCTGTGATCATGCCGTAGTAAAACCGGTTCTTTTCATCTGCATCCGCACGGATGTCTAACCCGAGATCGATGCAAGCCTGCCGGTAGTCTCTGTAATTATTAAATTTTATCATCATTGATCGCCCTGATTGCTGCTTCCACTGTGTTGCACTCCAGCAAAACCCGCTCTTGTATGGACTTATCGCCCGGATACCCGGTCACATGAACTTGTGCATAGTTGTTCAGTGTTGACATGTGAATGAGGAAGCCTTTATAAGGGAAACTCGCTATCGCCTTAGTCGGCTTCTTCGTTTTATCTAAAATCTTCAATACTTTCTCCCGTTTCGGCCCTTGGACCCTCTGCCTTCTTTGCGTTTATTTCTAACGTGTACTTCTTTATTTCTAACGTGTACTTCTTCGATGTCCTTAACTACGAAATCTAATCCGTAAAAAATCTGTTCATGTTGCCTTTTGAATTCCTCTGCAGATAGTTGCTCTCGTGATTTAACTACGGTATCTCTCAACGCGTCTTCGGCAGCTTGCGCGCTCTTCACTTTAGCCATTAATGCAGCGAATCGAGCCGTCTTGCCTGCCGCCATTTTAAAATAAAAAGCCTCTGACATTCTATCATTAAACCGCTTGATAGTGGCCTCCAGTTTTTGATTTTTCAGCTCGGTTTGCAACAATCGTTGCTCCAAGTAGGTGATGTAAGCCTGAACAGTCGGTTTGTCGTTCAGATCAATTTTCTTTTTCATGTGCTACTCCTGTGTTTGGCTTCAAGAGCTTGCTCAAGTTCTGCCAAGTATTTTTTCTCTAGAGCTAAATGTCTGTTATTTGACTTGCTGTTTGGCGAGAACTTTTTATGAGTTTCTGAGCAGGAAATTCGATGCCTGAAGGAGCTGATTAGATATTCTGCACACTCCTGAGTTACGGAAACAGGAGGCTTGATCATAATCCTAGCCTTTTGTACATGGTTTC